CCACCATGTATCAACTTGTTCACGCCAAGCACGACTAGCAGCAGTGCGCCCTTCCAGCATGATTCTGTCCCACCCAAACACACAGGCCACAGCATCTTTGAGAGTGTTAGCAAAACTTTCTCTACGAAAGCCGTGATAGTTAACAAGGTAGTCGGCCACAGTATCTTTGCCTGAGCCAATGAATCCTGATATGCCAATAACTTTAGTCATAGCAACAACTTTAGCTGAACTCAGCTAAGTTGTCAATAGCTTTATACGCCGTATTTGTTCTTTTTTCTAGCTGGAACCGGGCTGTTTTTATGTGTGCCTTCGGCCTCTTGACTACGATGATCTTTTACAACTTCTTCAACATCACTGTTGATATGTTTAAACGCTTGATGCATCATCTTGTGCTCTAGTTCACTGTAAGGTGTAGCTACGTTATTTGTGCTGTACCAAGTACGATCATCAATCTCCAAGGGCTTACCTGACCCATCTGCCATGGCCGCAGCCATGCCAACTCGATAAAAATTATAAGTGCCGTTAGTATGATATCCATCACCATAGACATGAGTTCGGTGCATGGCACGAGACTTGGTTTTATCTAAATGTCCACGGCTTCCTTCTTGTACAATGTCTTTAATTTTCATTGTTTATCCTATGATAAAACTCAATGGAGTTCCGCCGTCAACGTAGAGCTTGAGATCTTCTTCTAGTTTGGCCATTTCTTCTTTGGCTTCCCCTATCAAAGCTGTACCATTTAGAGTTGTACCGCCTTGTGGGCCAGCTAATGTAGCAAATTTGCTTCTGGCTTCACCTAAGATAAACTTACAAAAACTGTAAGCGTAGTCTTGAATCCAAGGAAATGCCATGTGATCTGCCAATAACATTTGATCAGGCTTGGTATTGTAAATGTGTAGCAGCACAGTTTCTGCCGGATCATCTGTGGTAGGGCTGCGTACTTCGGTTTTACGCAGATCAAACAAGGTAACCGACGATGACTGTAGAGTTTGATAAGCGGTCACAGTCACGGTTTTAGTACTGGTATTAACAGTTTGAATTAGATATGTTCCGTTGTAACCGCCAATTGGACAGTTTCTAATTACCATGCTGTTGTTCACTTCCACGTTCCATACATCTTCGGTTACTATGGTAATTGTACTGCCCACAGCAGTGCCTGAAGCTGACATACTACTTAAGCGTATGTAACGAGCACCGGTTTCTGGTATTTTACGTACCAAGGTTAACTTTTTAGTAGTGGGGTTATATGTAAAGTTAATATGCCCGCCAAACATTTTCATTGCTTGTTCTTGATATTGAACAAACAATTCATAGTTAGTAAGTCCGCCTACACGCCCTGCTACCAACATGTAAGTATTCAAGTAGCCTGACGCAAAAGGCTCAAATTGACTAGCAGTGGTACCAGTAACAGATCCAATGCCACGTCTGAACACTTGACGCACCTGCATGATTTCGCTGGGCAAAATGTATTCTTGTGTTTCTGGTAGCAGTTCCAAAAACGCATAGCTTTCTTCTACACTGTTGCTGGCACGTTGACGATATTTAATTAAGGCCTGTTTAATGCCGAGATTATAGTGTTCTTCATCTAATTCAACATCCACTATGCCGTCGGCAAGACGCAGGCGTATGTAATCAACAATGTCTTTACGTCGGTCATTGACCGTAGGTAGTGCGGCACTGTTAAATGCTATTGGCCCGGGACCGCCCAGGCTGTCTGCTTGTATGCTAAGACGCGAATTTAAGCCGGTTTTTACAGTGGCCATAAAAAATATCCCCAGATAAGGTATTTATCTGGGGCAAGCACTTACAAGGTTTTGAGTAACACTGTGTCCTCGTTGACCCTGCCGTTGAGCTTGACTTCAACTGCTTTAATATCTTTCAGAAAACTACGCAAGGCTACCTTGCCGGCTTTGACAAACTCTTTGAGCTGCTCATCGGGCTTTCTCAGTGTTTTTGCCACACTTTTGCTTTCGTCATAGCCTGTAATAGTGGTACCTTTAACACCAAGTTGTCCCATAGCTTCAGCCACATAGCGTCCAAGTTTACGGGTTTTGGTATTGTACGTCCATAATTCCGTAGCACCAATAATGTCTGTGGGATTAACACTGACAATCTTGAGCGCACGATCTTCTTTAGCGTACTTAAGTCTAGCCACCACTTTTTCTTTGGCTGGTGCTTTGCGTACTCTGGCTTTTTTAACTGCCTTTTTAACGCCGCGATACTGCTCGATTCCAGCCATAAGATCAGCAAGAAAGGCAAACAAACGTTTGTAATCACCAGCGCGATAGTGACGATATGACTCCACCAATTGAGCATCTGTTTTATCCTGAGCAGCCATTAGTTCTTGGACATGACGTTGAAACACCGTTTCATATTTACCTAACTGACTCTGCGGAACTCGATGTGCGGTTAAGAAGTCGTATATCTTAAAGTCAGTTTTGGCACCTCGTAACACTTCATCATATATGCCTTCGACTTCGCCAATTAACTCTGCTGTACGCTCCTGTAAACGATCTTGAATAGTTACTTTACGCTCTACAACTTGTTCTGGACTAGACAGGGATTCGTCCCCAGCATCACCATGTTTAGCAGCCAAGGCTATACTGTATTCAACTTGCTGATGTAAGTACTTGACGTGTCGGTCCAGTAAAGGCATACCACGCCGATGAGCCATAATCAGGCTACAAGGTGTCATGACCACATAGCGGTCGCCTATACGCTCAAACCTATCAATTACTTTTTTGTCAAATTTAGCATTACGTCTTACCCAGTCATTGAGATGCTTGCGGCATTGTTTGACCGAATAGTGGTAATTGTAGTACTGAAAACTTTTACGCAGGTGATGATCAAAGGTTTCCGCATCAAAGCCTAAGGCACGCTCAGTATCCCAAGCAGGTTCTGGACCAGTGGCTTTTTCGTCACTGGCTAGTACCCTGGCATTGGGCTCTTTCTTTTTGGGTACTTTAATGCCTTTAATAATGGCCATGCTTTGCTCCTAAATGCTCAATAATGCTAGTGTAACATATTGATCAAGGTTTGTCACTGACTCTGAAAACTTGTTGCGTAAATCCAACAGTCTGTGGCTATCTCGCCCATTTCTACAATTTACTTGCTCTTGTGCTATGGCTCGCCTGAGATTTTCGCAGTTCTTGTACATGCGTTTTAGATCTAGTCGAACTCGACTGTTACTCATAGCAGCAATTCGCTGTGGTAACTGCTCGTAAGTGTCAATAATTTCTGGATCCATACCTTATTATATAGCCTAATAGGATTCTGGTCAACCCGGATCCATAAATACTAGATATGGGAGATCGGATTTGCCTAAGCTGAGTTTATGGAAAGAAGGGCGTCATTCCAACGACTATCGTTTTTTTGATCGCAGAATTTCGGAGATTTTTACCATTTCTGGTACTGGTGTAGCTGTACACAAGTATTTAGGTCCCATTGACCAGGGCTCAACTGGCGATGCTACTCAACCCGGCAATCAAACCCAAAGCGAACTCAACATACAGGATTTGTTGCTGTTAGAAAACCGTGACCGCAAATACGAAGAAAATGTCTATGTCTTGCGCGGTCAATATCAAGTAACCGATAATGCCTTTGATCTAACTCAGTTTGGACTGTTCTTACAAACCGGTACACTGTTTATGACTTTTCATATCAACGACATGATAGCCAATATGGGACGCAAAATCATGAACGGAGATGTGTTAGAGCTACAACACCTACTGGACTACGAAACACTTGATCCTAGCTTGCCAGTGGCGTTAAAACGTTTTTTTGTGGTCAGTGACTGTACTCGAGCAGCAGAAGGCTATAGCCCAACTTGGTGGCCACACCTTTGGAGAGTCAAACTTAATCCCTTGGTAGACAGCCAAGAATATCGCGATATCTTAGAACGTATCAAAGTCAACGAAGCCGGCACAGACTCGCTGCGTGAAGTACTTAGTACCTACGATAAGCTGATTTCAATAAATGATGCTGTGGTAAGTCAGGCTGAAGTAGATGTACCTCTAAGCGGCTACGATACCAGTGCTATATTCCACAGAGCCATTGATGAAGTCACTCCTGATTATGCTGTACAAGGATACTTAACAGGCAATGGCTTACCGCCTAATAATCTCAGTGCCACACAGGGCACCAGCTTTCCGGCATCACCCAATGAAGGTGATTACGTACTTAGAACTGACTTTTTGCCTACTAGGTTGTTCAGATGGGATGGAAAACGTTGGGCTAAAATCGAAGATAAAGTACGTACCAATATTACTAGAAATAGTGCTAACAACACTACACAGTTGGGTGGATTCATTTACAACACAAATAGCTTTACAGATGTCAACGGTGACGTACAAGCACAAAAACAAAATCTCAATGACATATTGAAACCCAAGGCAGATTAATGAGCTCATATTTTTATTCAGGACAGGTACGTAGGTTCCTAGGTCAGTTTATACGTATTCTAAACAACTTTCAAGTTCAGCTAGGAGCCGACCGGGCAGGAACCAGAACTCTGTATCGTGTGCCCATTTATTACGGTGATAGTAGTAGACAAGTTGCTAGTATATTAACCAAGAACTCAGAAAACAGTTTGCCAACTGTACCAGCTATGAGTGTGTACATAGGCGGTCTACGCTATGATCGTGCTAGAGTACAAGAACCACAGTTTGTAAGCAAGATGCGTGTTAGTCAAAATGCCTATAATGATACCACTGGAGCAATATCAGGATACCAAGGTGATCAACTATTAATCGAAAGATTAATGCCAGTCCCTTACTTGATGACTCTCAAAGTAGACATATGGTGTAGTAACACTGATCAAAAACTACAATTATTTGAACAAATTAGTGTACTATTTAATCCCAGTTTAGAAATACAAAGCACTGACAGTTACGTAGACTGGACTAGTCTTACTGTAGTTACGCTTAACGATATTAATTTTACCAGCAGATCAGTACCAATTGGCACAGAAGATCCCATTGATATTATGACCTATACCTTTGAGCTGCCAATTTGGTTAAGTGCGCCAGCCAAGGTCAAACGTCAAGGTGTTGTACAAGCCATTATTGCCAGTATCTACGACAGCGAAGGCACCATAGATCAAGACGGTAACACATTTGATATCAATGCCAGTTTGTTTATGAATCGCAGTGTATACACACCGATGGATTATAATGTAGTGTACCTAGGGAATACCTTAAAACTATACTATAGTGATAATCAAATACAGTTCAATGACGGTA